CACGATCAGCACCAACAGCACCATAAGAATTAGGAGTTGCATCCAAAGATCCAACCTTGATGTTTTTATAATCTTCTAATCCACTAAGCCCAAGACCGTCTTTATTGTTATTCAAATAAGCAGCTAATACGGCCTGTGCTTTCTTTAATTGGTCAGGTATTTCTGTGTCTGTAAAATAATCTGTTGTAATACGGAAAGGAAATCCAGTTGCATAAGTATTGATATAAGTATCTGGCTTCCTTACTCCAGTTCTAGGCCATTGCATTGCTTGTGTATCTGTGGCTCTAGCACCCAAAAATCTTTCACGATCAATCCTTTGTGCTGCTGTATATAAAGCACGATTTCTATAGTCGTCACTTGTTGATCCAGCTTCCCAAGCAATTACATCATCATCAGCAACTAAACCTTCAATCAGTTCATTTGCTTCTGTAAGTGAGATGTAACTATTTGCGTTAGCTGCTCCTGCCGTGTGATGAATTGTTATCGCCATCAGTAGTTACTTTAGGTTTACGCTTGCGTTTTTGTTTAGGCTTAGCAGCTTCAACAGGAATAGAGGCCACCTGTGCGGCAGCCTCCCTTTCCTTCATTCGCCTAAATGCGAACATTCCCATTAGCTAGATGCACCCTTTAAGAGTACAAAGTTAAGGACAATTGCTTGGCTCAAAGAACCGCCAGAAAGATTTCCAACAGTAACTTTAAAAGAACCAGCAGCAACAGCCGAAACAACCAACCAATAAGCACCAGCAGTTCCAGCAGAACCATGATTAACAACTACAACATCAGTTGCAGCTACACGGTCATTGTTTACTTGGAATGTAACTTCTGCTGCATCAGCTAGAGCAGCATTGTTCATAGTGATCTGTCCTGACTCTGTATTTAGAGTGACAGCAGTTGACTTGTTAGTCGCCTGAGTAACAGTTCCACCAGTTGTAGGACCAGCAGCCTTACCAGCAGTTACTTCAAATTTAGATGGCATTAGTTTTTACCTCTAATCTTGAGCAGAAACATTGGTCGCTCTCACGATTCCAATATTCTTTGTTTCGTAAACCTTCGACCAGTTGGCTACGGTTTCAAGTTGAGCACGAGTTGGGTTTGTTGTTGTAACAGCCCACTTAGTACCAACAGGATGATATGTGTAATGGAGATCAACAGCCATTGCATCAGATTTTGCAAGGATGTCTCTGTCTGTCTCAGTACTCAAACCTGCTTGCTCTCCAGAAGCGATTGCTCCAGCAGTAAAGAAGTAAGTTGAATACTCAGTAGAAGCACCTGAACCAGTTGTCGCTACATCATCAGAAACGATAACTCTTAAACCGCAATAGGTAGGAACAGAACCATTACTGCCATAAGCAGCAACAATTGAACCACCAGATGCAGTTGCACCAGCACCAGTATCACCAGCTACAACATAGTCCACAAGCTTACGCTCAACTAAGTCGTAGTAAACCTTTGAGTGCATAGCAACAGCAGTTAACTGATCGCCAGCATCACCAAGGATTGATTTAGCTTTTGCTACATGCTTTGGGCTTAATCCTGTAGGAGTATCGCCACTCTCTGAGTCAATACAGTTAGCAAATAAAGCAGAGTTGCTGTCATTTGCATTGATTGAACCAAATACACCAGACAATGCTGAAAGCAAGTCTTTCTGTCTTTGGTTAGCAATGTAAGCACCAACTTTTGCACCAATAGCAGCCATTGGATCAGAGCCAGCAGCTAAAGCAGCTAAGTCTCTTGCTTCCCATGCACGACCTCTATGAAGGATCACAGAAATCTGCTTGTCAGCTTGAATCTTGCCAGGTGTTAAAGAAGTGCTATCACTTAATACTTCAAAATCTCCTGAAAGATTTGCTTTCCAAAATGGAACATTGACGAAATCACCACCTTCAGTTGCATTAAGCTCAGCCATTGGTTGAACCACACCGCTAGCCAAAAAGGCATCACGCTGAGTTGTCTGCTCAATCAAGTACGGCGTAAAGACCTCAGGAATGATTACGTCCGACCTTACGGTGGCCATAAAAATTACCAGAAATTAGTTTTACGATGTGGGTCACAAACCCTTACGGCTCAGCACAGCCTTGCCTTATGACAATATATTAGCGTGCAACTGAATTTTTCAAGCGATCATATAAATCTTTGTCAGTTCTATATAGCCTCATCTGTTCTGTAATATTGAAACTTTCAGCAGCAAATGGGTTTTTAGTTCCAGCAGGAATATCCCCTCCACTTGATCTACTTGCAGAAGCACCACCGCCTTTAGGCTTTGGTTGTTTCAAAATATAATCAGGAAGTTTACCTTTAGCCCAATCAGAAACAGGAGTTCTTTCATATCCATCAACAACGACAGGAACACCGTTATCAACTTCTATTTTGTCTTTTGGTAAGAAGTTATTTAAGACAAGATTAGGATCATGGACGATTTCAGCTAAAGCTTGAACAGCAGGTGAAACTAATTCCAATTCACGAACTTTAGCTTCAAGTTCTGCAATCTTCTTTTCTTTTTCAGAAGACCTTTCTCGATATTGTTCTTCTAGTTTTGTTCGAGCTTCTGTGTACTTACCTTGCTTTTCAAGTTCAGCTTGCTCAGCATTGTTTTTAAAATCAATCAAAGATTGAACATCAACATCAGCAGGAACAGCTTTAGACTTTTCCTTTGCTTTCTTGTATTCGTCTAATAGCTCTGCGTTTTTTTTACGCATTGCATCTAGTTCGGCTTTTAGATTCTCTTTTTCGGAATCAACAGCTTGCTCCACAGGAGCAGTTGTTTCGTCAGGCATAAAAACCCACAGGGTTATTTAGGTGATCTAACAATAACAACTTTTTGGCATAATTACCATTTAACTTTGTCAGCCCAATAAGCAGCACTTGTTTTACCTTTTGCAATGTTCTTTGCATGTCTCGCTTTAAAACTTTTTCTTTTTGCTTTGTCTGCTTCTGATTCGTTTTTTCTAGGTGGTTTTGTTTTTGCTCCTTGCATACCAAATCGTATTAATTTATATCCTTCACCTTTTTTAATTACAACTGCATGAGATTTACCACTTTTATGGCTTGGTGTTCTGATGGGCTTGTCAACACGTTCAAACGTATGACCACCTTTTTTTATACTCATTTCTTTTTACCTCCTTTTTTTTTCTTTTTTTTATAAATAGATGCTGGCATACAAAAAAAGCAACTAAACCCTACCGTAGCGTCTTTGCAATTGACTTAGTGTAAGTTCACTTCCATCATCTCTAATCATTTTTTGTAACGCTGATTGAGGACCACCATTCTTAGATATTTTATTAAAATATTTAACACGGCTAGGGCTACCAAAAACATCTAATTGAGCAGCTTTACCAGCAGGTGTATCTTTCAACCATTGTCCATAAGTCATATTTGAAGGAACCATCCTGCCTGATGCTGACCTTTTTCCTACTCTTGGTGGTTCAAAGTCATAGCCTTGTTTTTTTAATCCTTCATAATCAACAACAGCAACAGTAGTAGAGCGACAATTAAAATGTTGAGGAGGTAAGGGGCCATCACCATATTCAAAAACTTGACCGTCTAAAGAAGCACAAATAGATGAAGTTCTACTATCAAGCGTTGCCACATATCTGTATTTCTGAGTTATATCACTATTTGATTTATAAACATTTTGACTAGCAGCATTTGAGACTTGATTAACACTTGTTCTAACAATTGCCGTAACTTGTCTGTTTGTTGCAGCCGTTAAACTTCCACCTGCTTTTGCAATTTGTTTGACACTTCCCTTTTGATTAAACAATAAGCGACCTTTTAACTTTCTTACTATTTCGTCTGTTGTTTGCCCTTGTAATAATCCAGTTCTTACTTCTTTTGCTAATAAATCTGCTGACGCTGTAGTTATTCCTTGAAAAGCTTTTGCAACAGTTCTTCCATCAGGCAGCGTAATAATTGCACCTTGACCAGCAGTCAAACTGTAAGTTTCTGGAGCACCTGTAACTGACTTGAAAAGATCTTGCTGAAGCGTTATTAAATTTAATTGAGTTGGATCAGTCGTTACAACAGATTTTGCAAACTGTGGACTTACTTCAACTGTTCTGACAATACTTCTAGCTGCTTTTGGTAAAGACTTTTTTAATTGTTCTTCTATAAATTCTGTTTGTAATATTGCTAAACCTTGTAAATTACTTGCAGTTATTTCTGTTGCATCTCCAGCCCAAGTAGCCAAGCTTTCTTTTACCTGAGCAATAATTGTTCTAAGTCTCTGAGCTTTATAACTATCAGATCCTTCTAATATTTTTAATTGATTAGCAGCCTCAACAATAATGTTGTTGTATTCATTAATTATTCGCCTAGAAACACTATTGCTATACCTATTTAGGTCAATAGCATTTCTAAATAAAACGGCTGGAGTGCCTTCATCCGTTATTTGTGGAACAGAAAGTGTTGGCATTTATTAAGCAGCTTCATCTTCTGGCTCTGCTGATTCTGTAGGAATCTCTTCTTGTACTTCCTGCTGTGGTTGCTGCATATCAATTAAACCACCCATTTCAGTAGCTTCTAATTCTTCTTCAACGTCAAACTCATCTCCCAATACTTCACCCTCAGTTAATTGATCTAATAAAGTTTTTTGTGTAATAGTTCCAGCAGTGTAAAGAGAAAGCAAACTTTGAATCTCTTGAGGCTCAAGTCTTGATGCTAAGAAATCTCTATTAACAAAACTACTACCAGCTTCATTACTTCCTAAATATTGAGCATGATAAGCAAGTGAGTTATCAATCATGTCTTGTACCTGCTGTGCTACCACTTTCATTGTTGAATCTCCTTGTGATCGGTCTATCTTTTTTGCTTCTGCTGTTTCTGCGGATAGCTTTTGCCCTAGAACTGCTGCCAATCCGAGTTCATTTATTTGATCAGACAATTGCTCTAATCTTTGGAATTGTGCGTTATAACTTGTGCCTTTACTCTCAATATATTCTGCCCGACCTTCAGCAGGAAAGGCAATTGCTTCTCCTGGTCCAGCACTAACTTCTTCAGATGATTGAGGGAAACCATAAAAAGCCAACATTGGAACGGCTGATATATGAAGCTGGTTATCCAAATCAGATTGAACTTGATAAGCCTTTAAATTTAATTCTGCTATGTCCTCCATTGGTGGACGTGACTCCATCAAATTAATCCTGTTGGAATAAGCAACAGAAAAAGGAATCTCAGGCAAACTCATTACACCTTCATCAAATAATTTATAGTCACCAGTTTCAGAATCTTTCCTATGAATTTCAAATTTGCCAGGAGTTAAAACACGAACTTGCTCTACTTCTTTTTCACCGTACAAACCATCAGGCTCAAAGACATGTTCAAGTAACCTTAACTGACTGAATTTTTGCTGACCATCTTTTAGCTCTGTTCTCCATCCTAAAATTTCCCTTGGCGAATAAGTCACCCAGTATGGCCTTCCATTTTGTCCAGCAGCAGGAGCATCAACTAAAACGCCACAATGTCCATATCTAATTATTTTTCTAGCAGTCTCATAAGTCCAGACATTGAGATCATTTCCCTGCAAGTCAACATTAAATAATTGCTCTCGAATAACATCAGCAACATCAGTTAAACGAACAGGCTTTCTTGTTAACATTCCTGCCAACATTCTTTCAAGACGTTGATAAAAAGGAGAACAAACAGAACGAGCTAATCTATTGTCATAGCTTTCATCAAGTTCTCT